TAAGAAATCGCACTTCTTTCTTCAAGAGAAGGTTTTCCTCTTCAAGAATTTCTATGTGATCTTGATAGATTATTACGCTCATAAAATTATTTAATCATTTAATATTTTCTTCAACTTCTATTTCTTCACATTCCTTAGCAAGATCTTGTGCCATTTGACCACCAATTTCTGCACCTTGATCCATACCCATCATAGTTACAGCACCAGCAAGTACCCATCCAACAATAGGAACAGAAGCAAGTCCAGTACTAGTAACAGTAGCAGTACCAAGACCACCACCAACTAATCTACCTGTACCTTCTCCACTACCAACTTTCTTAATACAAGCAATATCTTTTGCACTTACTCCACCACTATCAACACTAATTTGAGTATTAGCAGCACCATCTACTGTATATTGTTTCTCTATAACTGTATCACTTTTACCCAATCCTAAGAATCCAGCAGGACGATTTTGTTTCTTTATCGTTGCCAATACTTTAGGATCATGTGCTCGATAGTTAATAATATAACCATCTGGACCTGCCTTAACACTATATGAAGTATACTCACCAATAGGTAGATCTAGTTTAGGAAATTTAGTTTGCTGAGATATCAACCCAATCATACCGATATGGGATACCCCTACCAAAGTACCTAAACTAAGTCCAATCCATTTTTTCATAATAAAATCTCCAGTCTATAACTTATAAGGTTTTTCGTCTGTCTTAGGTGGTTGTGCCGCAGCAGTTAAATTAAGAGGTGCTTGTTCAATTCTAATAATTTGAGCAGGTGCAGTCTGAGTTGCCTTCTCAATTAACTTCTCCATATCTGCTTTAGATACTTGTGGAGCATTGTTACCATTACCATTCATCTTCATAGTACCATCACCTTTCTTAGATGCTGTCTGAATTCCGAAGCTTGCTAAAACTCCAGTAAAAACTGAAGCTATAAAAGTCGGATCTATTTTTTGTTGTGGTACTCCTGGTATGGCAACATAATTTAAAGTCAATATTCCTCCCGACCAAACAAGAACTCCAAGGCGAACAAATGTACTAATGATTGCTGCTTGTTCATCGGCATCAGGTAAAATATTATCCTTTATTTTACCAAGGACACTTTTCTTTTTCTTGGGTTGTTCTTTATGATCTTCATTATGATCTTCTTCTTGAATTTCTTCCTTTATTTCTTCAGACATAAAATTAAGGGTGACTATTTCTATATAGCACCCTTAATATTTTTATTAAAACTGAGAAACTTGACCAGCACCCTTACCAAATCCACCATCTTCTGATATAGATGCTTGACCAGCAGGAGGTGCAAGGTCAGGAGTGCCTATAGGAAGTGCGTCTCCACCCAATCCTGCACCACCGCCAAAAGATCCAGTAACTGCTTCCATAACTTGAGATTTAACTCCATCAATGATGGATGCTCTATTGACGTATACGTATAACCCACTACCAACAACGGCAACAGATACAGCAGTAGACGCAAGAGCAAGTACATTAATAATTTTTTGCATTGTCTTTAAATAAGTATTTTATTTATATTTCTCCCCAGTATAGTATGCTTCATAGTATTTGACAAGCCCTGCTGTAGTATATTGCTTACTACACCAATCTTTAATACATTCTTCTACAGAAAAACCTTCATAACCATAACTACGAAGTATCTTACGACAGTCTTCTTCTTTAGGTCTGGATTTTCCAGTTCTACTTATGGTACTCACTACCCTCTCCAATATATTCCAAAGAGATAATATCGTGATCTATACCAGCAGGATCTAACCACTCATCAAATTCACGACGAATAGCATCAGCATTATCAAGATAATCTATATCTTTAGTATCCATAGATTTATTGCATAATGCATTCATCCTATGAACAGACCATTCATGTGTTTCCTTTAGAGTTCTCTCCAACGGACTCAAAGCTTCCATAATCCTTTCGCATGTAACGTCCAAGAATGTTGCTATTATAGTATGCTGGAGTTCCATCGTCAAGTGCCTCCATTAATACATTATGTAGGAATAACTGTTTAGTCTCTTCGTAATTTACCTTTCCAAGGGTACTGTGGAGACTGATGATCTCTCGTTTGAAATTGGATTTTCCAAATTTTTTAATATCGGCCTTAAGTTCTGCAGAACTTCCGTAGTATTTTTTCCAGTCACTCTCAGACGTAACCCTCCGTTTCCCTTTGCCACTTCTAGGCTTTCTACGCTGTGTAAAATACTTTCTTCCGATGTATTGCTTCCCCGTTGTGAGATTTGTAATACGGTAGACGTAACCGAAGAAATCGTTAATGTCGTCAGAAGTAAAATTTGCACCTTCATAGGTCCAGGGATTTTCGTAAGTTCCCTCATCAATTTCCATGCCATAGTTTTTATTTCTCTATTTTATATAGTAGGTCGAAAGTTTCTTTATAGTTATCAACATTATAGGCATATCCCATCATATTATTTACAATGGCCATCGCTAATGAATGATCATTACCGCCCTCTTCAATTCTATCACCAAAGAAATGTAACTCATCATCTTTGTTAAAGTCTCTTAATATCTGACTCTTATCAGAACCTTTAGGTCCAATATCAAGACCTGTTTGTCCTCCAAGTGCTACAGATAATTCAGGAAACTGATTTCTAATTCTCTCTGCTATATCTTGTCTCTCTAATCTTTCTTTATCCCACTTAATATACTCTAACCTACCTTCAGAAGGATCCTTACCTCTACCCAAGATACTAAAATTAATTCCACCAGGTCTATGTTCTATATGTAATCCATTACGAATAGGGAAACAACTATATGCTAATTCATCTTCTAAAAATCTTTCTACCTTCTTTGGTAATTCCCAATCATCCCTATAGACATTCTGATCTTTTTCATATGCATCACTACCAGAACAATTATATACTCGTTTAGCAGTGTAACATATATCTAACCCTAGTTGTTCTAGGGTCTTCTCTCTATCACTTCCAGTAACAAGATAGACATCATGATTACGACAAAATATAAGAAAAGTAGCCCAAACAGAATGGTCAATCTTTCCTCTACTAGGTGTCAAAGTCCCATCAACATCAAAAATAAATTTTTTCATTAATTAACCACCAGCAAAATCATCCCAGTTTTCACAGGGTTCTTCTTTGTATGCATCAATACAATCTTCTAAACTATAATTTAAATCCTGAGAAGGAGTCTTCTTTAACGTCTTGTTTGATTCCTCCAACGATATAGGATTCAACTTCTGTTTCTTGTGGTGCAACTTGGAGTCCTTTTGAGGAAATCCAATGCTCTGTCCAAGGTAATGGATTATTTTTTGCAGGTATGTCATAAAGTGGTTTAAGTCCTATTGCTTTTATTCTACGATTGGCAATCCATTCAACATATTGGTGAAGGAGTTTTTCATTCAATCCAATCATAGATCCATCCTTAAATAGATATTCTGCCCACTTCTTCTCTTCATTAACACAACGTCTAAACATTTCATATGTCCACTCTTCTTCCTCCTTCATAATACCAATCATATCAGGATCATCACCTTTCTTCCAGTTGTTTAATATCTGTTGGGTGAGTACAAGGTGTTGGTTCTCGTCTCTAGCGATAAGGGAGATAATCTTTGCGGATCCTTCCATACGCTTAAGCTCACCAAATGCAAAGGAGCAAGCAAAAGAGACATAAAAGCGAATACCTTCAAGAATGTTAACATTAGCAACTGCTCTGTATAAGTGTTTTTTAAGATCTTTGACTGTCCATTCTGAATTAGGATGAGTCCTCATATCAGGTTTCCAAGCACTACTCTGACCATACTCCTGTGCATAATTTATAAAATTATCATAGGATTCTGTTACACTTGCAGCACGTTCTAATATTCTTTCATCTTTGATAATAGTATCAAATACATCAGAAGGATTTGCATAAACATTTTTAATAATATAAGTATAGGATCTACTATGAATCATCTCCATAAAACCCCACACTTCCATACAAGCTTCTAATTCAGGTAAAGAACAGTAAGGAATAAATGCCATACCAGGAGCACGACCTTGAACAGAGTCAAGCATAATCTGATACTTTAAGTTAGAAGTATAGATATGTTTTTGTGCTGCACTTAATTCAAGATAATCTCCACGATCTTTTTGTAGAGATACCTCTTCAGGTCTCCAGAAATATCCTAATTGCTGTGTGGTAAGTTTATCAAATACTGGGTACTTATAAGAATCATATCTCTGAACCCCTAATGGTTGACCAAAAAACATTGGTTGTTTCTTAGTATCAACCTCATTGGTATTAAATACCGTCATTCCTTTCATATCAGATGGCACAGGACTCACACTCCTCCTCTTTGGATAATTCATCAACTAAACTTTGCAATTGGGTTTGTTGGGTATGACCCTGAATACCCACTTCCTCTTTTATATTATCATACCATCCTATAGGATGTGCTGGTTCAACTTCATCTGTCTTAATATCATAAGTATTTTGATAGTAAGAAGTCTTCCAACCGTATTTGTATGTAGTTAAAAGATCCTGAGCCATAACAGAAACAGGAACTTCATTATCAGGATAGTTCTCTGGATTATAACTCCAGTTACCACTGATTGCCTGAT